CATTCTAAAATGGAATTTGAATCTTATTCAGATTATCCGGAGTCTGCAGTTAATGCAGCTAAAAGAGCATTAGCATGGGCTGAGAAAAATGGTTGGGGTAGTTGCGGTACACCAGTTGGAAAGGCAAGAGCTAACCAATTAGCAAATAGAGAACCTATTTCAGAAGAAACAATTGCTCGTATGGCAAGTTTTGCTAGACAATTACAGAATAAAGATGTACCTTATTCAGAAGGATGTGGTGGTTTAATGGTAGATGCCTGGGGTGGACAAGCAGGAATAGAATGGGCACACAATAAATTGGAAAAAATTCGTGAAAAATTTGATTTTGATCCTTCAGGTTTACCTCCATACATTGAACAAGCACCAAAAAAGAAAAAAACTAAGATGGCAGATGATGGTGATCTATCAGATGCTTGTGATGAAGGGTACGAAGCTTACGGATTGAAGGAATTAAACGGTAGAATGGTGCCTAATTGTGTTCCAATTAAGGCTAAAAAGCTTCGTAAAGTTGAAAAAAAATCCACATTTTCCTCTGCTAAGAATGATAAAATAACCTTTGCAGTAGAGAAAGATCAGCAAATACTCATAGGCGCGGCAATGATTCCCGATTTAGAAATTTTCAGGAAAGACGAAGATGGCAACCCGTACTACGTAAAATTCTCTAAAGATACTATTGCAGGTATTCAACAGAAATTTATGGCTGAGATGAGAAATCGTGAAACGAATTTAGATCATAATGATGCTGTTAATGGTGGTAGTTATGTTTTCGAATCATGGTTAGTTGAAGATCCTAAAACAGACAAAGCAAATACTGTTTATCATTTAGATGTACCAGTAGGAACTTGGATGGTTAAAATGAAAGTAACAGATCCTAAAGTTTGGGCAGATGTTAAAGCTGGTAAGTATAAAGGATTTTCTATTGAAGGCAATTTTATAGACAAACAAGATTACGATAAAATACAAGACGAAAAGAAAGCACTTGATCAAATCATGCGCATTCTTAATTCATAAAAAAATCGAGTTAGGAAATGTCATATTTAGAACAGACATATTCTAAAGCGTAAATCAAAATAAAACAAACTCATGAATTACAAGAACAAATTAAACCAAATCCGTGTCGTTCTGGGCTTGCATGTTAAGTTAGCAACAGCAAAACTAGAAGATGGTGTAACTGTAGTTGAGTCAGAAGATTTCCAACCAGGATCTGCAATTGAAATAGTAGCAGAAGATGGTACGAAATCTCCAGCACCAGCAGGAGAACACATTCTAGAAGATGGATCTTCAATCGTCGTTGACGAAAAAGGAACTATCGTTTCAGTTGAACCTAAAGCAGCCGAAGACGTAGAGAAGGTAGTTGAAAAAGATGCAGCTAAAGTTAAAATGGATGCTACTACAGATGGAGCACCAATGGCAGCAGCAGGAGACAAAGGTCCAATTGATGGATCTGAACCAAATGCACCTAAAAAAGCAGACGCAGTTGATGAAAAAATTGCAGAAGCTATGAAAAAGGTAATGATGGCTATCGAACCAATCATGAATGATATGGCAGAGATGAAAGCTAAAATGGCTAAGATGGAAGAATCTTATTCAAAATTTGCTAAAGCGCCAGCAGCTTCTAAAATTTCAACTATTTCTGAATCTGCAAAACACGATTTCTCTAACAAAAATTCTATCGACATTGTAGATAGATTCAAGGAATTAAAAAATTCTTTAAACAAATAAAATAACTAAAGACTATGTCATTTAATCTTTCAGGTTTATCCGCGTATACCGACCAGTTATCAACTGATCTAGTAACAAGAGCGGTGTTAAAACCACAAACCGTACAAAACCTTTCTCAAAGAATTGGTTTAACTGCTGGAACTACAGCAATTAACATCTTAGGAACTGTTCCTTACATTATCGATTACGCTTGCGGATTCGGTGCAGATCAAACAGGACCTGGAGGTGCTACAGGAAACTCTACAGTTTTCACACAACAAAATTTAGTTGTTGCGACTAAAATGCTTAAAGAAGCTTTATGTCCTAACGAACTAAGACAATACTGGTTATCTTCTCAAATGAGTGCTTCTGGTTACCAAGAGACTGTACCTTTTGAAACTGCAATTGGCGATTTAAAAGTGAAGTACATCAATAAGTACATTGAGCAAACAGTTTGGGCTGGTGACGGTAACACATTGGATGGTTTACTTTACCAAACTTCAGTAACAGCAGGTGCAATTTCTGCAACTTCTTACGCTGCAACTTGGACAGCTTCTACAGCTTATGCAAATTTCTGGCATGTAATTGATGCTTTAGCAGCAGCAAACCCAGCAGTATTACAAGAAGATGATTTAATCGCTTATGTTTCTTACAAAACATTCTCAGTATTAACTCAAGCTTTACAAGGAAAAGGTAACGCAATCTTGTTACAATATCCAAACATCGATAACGTGACTGGATCTCCAGAGAATTCATTCATCTGGCCTGGTACAAACATTAAAGTGTTTGCAGCTCCTGGCTTAGTTGATCCAGCTGGTGAATCAGCATGTATCTTAGGACCTAAGAAATATGCATTCTTCGGAACTGGTTTAATGGACGATCAAGATAAATTCAGATTCTACTACGATCCTTCTCAAGATAATGTGAAGTTCTTAGCAGCATTCAGAATGGGTACTGCAGCAATTGCAAACCAATTTATCTCAACAGTAGCTTAATTAATTAAACTATAAAAGAGTGTGATCGATTGGTCACACTCTTCTTAAAAAAATCGGAGAGGATCAAAAGGATCCCTCCCCCCATATAACAACAACTATGTCTTGTAACTTATCATACGGAATAGCTTTAGATTGCATCGATAGTATCGGTGGTGTCAAAGGTCCGATATACATTGGTGCTGACGTTGACTTCGGTACATTAACAGTTTCTTCTACAGCTGGTAGTCATTCATTGATTACTGGTGCAACAGGTGATTCTGGTAGCATGTATGCTTTTGAAGTAGCTAAAGATGTTGCACAAGCAACAGAAACTTGGACAATCTCCAACACTAATGGTACGGCTTTTTTCGCTCAAGCTCTTTCCTTCAATATTCAAAAAATGAGTGCTGACAAAAGAAATGAACTTCTTTTAGTTGCACGTAACAGAAACTTAAAAGCAATCTTCCAAGATAACAATGGTAAGTATTGGCTAATAGGTTTAACAAGAGGTGCAGTAGTAACAGCTGGTACAGCAGTAACTGGTACACAAGTAGGTGACTTAAATGGTTATACTATGACTCTAACTGCTCAAGAACCACAACCAATGTACGAAGTAGCTTCTACACCAGAAGCAACATTTGCTGGTATTGACTTCATTCCAGCAGCATAATTTTTTGCGAGGGCACCCCCGCAAAAATTCATAAAACTTCTAAGCGCGATTAGAAAGTTTTTCAAGCCAGATTCTTCTGGCTTTTTTTTATGTCAGTTTTCATCGAATACATACTCAGATATATTAAACGATAATTATGTCAGGAACAATTAAATTAGGTGCAACAGGAGGTCAAGTAACATTCAGTACTTCTCCAACAGGAGGTAATGGAACACCGGCTTCAACATTCGGTTCTCTGTACTATGGTCCAGATAAAAAATTAAGAGTTATAGATGATACAGGAACAGTAACTTTATTAGCTACTGGTTCTTCAACAAGTGGAAGCTCAGGAACCAGTGGTACTAACGGTAATAATGGATTTCCTGGAACTAGCGGAACTTCGGGCGAGAATGGAACTTCAGGACAAAACGGAACTTCAGGGACAGCAGGTGCTAATGGTACTTCAGGAACTGCAGGACAGAATGGAACTTCGGGACAGAATGGAACTTCCGGTTCATCTGGTGCATCAGGAACTTCAGGTAGTTCTGGATTTTCGGGTACAAATGGAAGCTCAGGTTCATCTGGTAGAAACGGATCTGCAGGTTCATCTGGAACTTCAGGTTTAAGCTTAGGCATTAACGGTAAGACATACAAGTTAACTTCGTCATCAGGATGGAATTATGCTTATACAGATTTTTCAACTAAACATTACGGAAACGATAATGCATTTTTTAGTTCATCAGGAAATGCTTATGCGTTTGGTGCAACTGCAGGAGCTTATCCTTGTGGTAATCCTACAGGAGGTTCAGTTAATAGTTCAACAATTAATAATAACGGAGTTTGGTTATGGTCAGGGTATCATGATATAGTTTTTGATTCTGATTTTCCTGCTGATGATTACAGTATTAATATTCAAGGAATTTCAGAAATATTCTATAATAATTTTACAACTCCAATAGCTTCTTATCCTGGAACTTCAGGTTTATTTGAAGGATTTGGACCTAATTCATTTCCTTATGATATAGATGGATCTAGTTTAAATTCTACTTCTGGTGGAATTAATACTTCTAACTATTATAAAATCACAAATCAAACACGTTCTGGATTCAGACTTTGGTTGTCTTGTGGTAATCAATACGTTGATCAATGGGCAATTACTGCTGAGTATTCAGGAACATGTAACGTGACAGTTCATACTTCACCTACACTTCCTACAATGGCTCAAGCTTATGATAATTTAAATGGATCAGGAATTAATTTCAGTCTTTATGTTCAAGCTATTGCATTAGGAGAATCTCAATTATCAAGTACAGCTGGAACATCAGGTTCGTCTGGAACTTCAGGTTCTGCTGGTTCGTCTGGAACTGCAGGAACCTCAGGTTTAAGTTATGGAACATCAGGTTCTGCTGGTTCATCAGGTTCTTCAGGATCAGCGGGAACTTCAGGTAGTTCGATTTCAATTACTAATAATGTAAACAATTATGTTATAACTGCAACTGGAACTGGATTAAACGGCGAATCTGGTTTACAATTCGATGGAAGTCAATTAGCAGTTGTAGGTTATCAAGTTGATAATTCTCAACTTAAAGTAACAGGTCAATCAGATGGTTCAGCACAATTAGAAATTTATAAAGATGGTGGATCTCCTTATCGTGCTTATGCAGAGATTAAAATGTGGAATCAAGGTAATGCGACCAATACTTATATTAGAAATACAGGAAGTGGAGGTATAACAGTACCTAATGGTAATTCAAGTTTTAACGGAATTTCATTTGGTAAAGGTAATCCAACGGGCGGTAACAATATAGCGATAGGAAATGCTAATACCTTATCAGGAACAAATGCTGCTTCAGCAAGTATAGCAATTGGTTCATACGCATTAGAATCTTCACAAGCTGCAGGAAATATTGGAATTGGTCTAGAAGCATTAAAAAATCATACAGGACCAGACGGAGATAATATTGGTGTAGGAAGTTATGTTTTATCTCAAAATACAACAGGATATCAAAACGTAGCTATAGGTCGTGCAGCAATTAATAATGCAACTACTGGTTATCAAAATATTGCTATTGGATATACTGCAGGACCAAATTTAACAACTGGTTATCAGAATACTTTTTTAGGACATAATACAGGACAAGGAGTAACTACAGGATATCAAAATACAGTTGTAGGAGCAAATATAAATATAGGAAATGTTAATAATAACGTTGTGATTGGAAATGGTAATGGAACACAAAGATTAGTATTCGATAATACTGGTGCTTTATCTTTACCTAACACAACAGCAGTTGTAACAGCAGCAGCAGGTGCATCCGATAAATATTTACCAATTACTATTAATGGTGTTGCATATAAATTATTACTACACTCATAATGATTAATTTAAACGTAGGAGCAAATCAGTTTGTAATTTATGCTGACACAATTACGTCAGATGTACAAACTTTTGGAGATGAATTTTTAATTGGATTTCGTAGTTTATACACAAATCATTACAGTTATGTAAGACCAACTGTAGTTAAAAGAAATACTAGATTTGTTCAATTCTCTTTAACAACAGTTCAGAAAGGAACAGAGGACGATCCGTTGAATTCTATACTAATGGTTTTCCCCCCAGGAAACTATTCTTACAAAGTTTGGAATCTAGAAGATCCAAGTCTTGACCCGTCAACAGGAATTCTGATTGATGAAGGTCAGATGATAATGGCAAACTATACACCGCCAGAAATCAATGAGATCGTTTATGTTTCTAACAATGAAAATTTTAGCAATCAAATTTATTATTCAGGAACATTTAATAACTGTTTAATCGATTATACAAACTCACCTTATATTATTGAGGTAGATACAACTAATAATTGCCAACCATTAGAAATAGCTAACACAGGTTATTTAATGGTTAAAAAAGGTTTAACATTAACACTAACATCATAATATGGGAGGACATTTAAAATTACAAGATAACGGATTTATAACTTTTGGTATTTCAAACACGACTCCTGAAACACCAGATCATTATTACGTGTCCGTGTTCGCACAGAACAACGCAATCAAGTACGTAAATTCTTCTGATGAAGTTTATGAGTTAGGTATTGCAGGACAGATTCCTTACGATACAACAGCAAATATTTTAGCAATAGCAGATCCAGTATTAGGTATGATTAGATACTCAACAGATGATGATGTCATGGCTTATTATAACGGAACTGCTTGGATTAAATTACAAAATAACGGAACATTATAATGGGTACAGGTAAACTAAGAATAGATGGTGCTGGCGAAATACAATTCGGAGAAAATCCTTCCAATCCTCCTGCACCTGATTTTGGATATGTAAGTTTGTTCTCCCAAAACGGAGTACTAAAAGCACAAAATAGTGATGGTGAAATAGTAGTATTTGGATCTTCAGGAACTGCAGGTTCGTCTGGAACTTCTGGACAGAACGGAACTTCAGGTCAAAACGGAACTTCAGGTTCGTCCGGACAGAATGGATCTTCAGGTTCATCTGGACAGAATGGAACTTCAGGTTCTGCTGGATCTTCAGGTTCTGCTGGAACATCAGGGCAAAATGGATCTTCAGGTTCATCTGGACAGAATGGATCTTCAGGTTCATCTGGGCAAAATGGAACTTCAGGATCTTCAGGACAGAATGGAACTTCAGGTTCAGCAGGCACAGCAGGTTCTTCAGGTTCAGCAGGTTCTTCAGGTTCAGCTGGTTCCTCAGGATCTTCAGGACAGAATGGAACTTCAGGTTCAGCAGGCACGGCAGGTTCTTCAGGATCTTCAGGACAGAACGGAACAGCAGGTTCTTCTGGAACTTCAGGTTTGTCAGGCACAGCAGGTTCAGCTGGAACTTCAGGACAGAATGGAACTTCAGGACAGAATGGAACTTCAGGTTCAGCAGGCACAGCAGGTTCCTCTGGATCTTCAGGTTCTTCAGGTTCAGCTGGAACGTCAGGTTCTGCAGGAACAGCAGGTTCTTCAGGAAGTACTGGAACTTCGGGCACTTCAGGTTCAGCAGGTTCTTCAGGTTCTTCTGGAGCTTCAGGTTTAGTTGTGACAGATTCAACAGCAGGTTATGTTCTTTATAACTCGGGCACATCAGGAACTGCATCAGCAGTGTCCCAACTTTCTTTTGACGGTACTTCACTAACAGTTAACACAGTAAAAATAGGTAGAGGATCAGGAGCAGCAACATTCAGTATTGCTATCGGACTTAACGCTATGGCTGCAAACGGAACTGGAGCAGCTAATATAGCAATCGGTGCTACAGCAATGGGAGCTAATACAACAGGTTCTGCAGGAGTTGCTATTGGTAACTCTGCTTTAGCAGCAAATACATTTGGTAATAATAACTTAGCAATCGGAACAAATAGTTTATCTGCTAACGTTACAGGTTCAAGTAATACAGCAGTAGGGATTAGTGCACAAGGTTCTGCAACAGCAGGTAACCAACAAGTCTCTATTGGATTTCAAGCTAACAACAGAAACAACGGAACTGGTTGTATTGCTATTGGTTATCAAGCAATGGGTCAAACTTCATTCTCACTTGCATTAACTGGAGCAATAGCAATCGGTTATCAATCAGCAAATGCAAACAACGGTGATCTTGGTTCAGGTTTCGTAGCAGTTGGATATCAAGCATTAAGAGCATTACGTGCAGGTAATAACAATACTGGAGTTGGTTATCAAGCATTAACTACGAATACAATTGGAGCTAATAATACAGCTTTCGGTTATAATTCACTTTTTGCAAATCAAACAGGTTCTAATAACATAGGAGTCGGAAGTTTTGCAGGAAAAACTATTACAAGTGGTTCAGGAAACGTTGTTTTAGGAAACTATACAAGTGCAACTGGCGGTATAACAACAGGAAACTATAACGTAATAATTGGAAATGAAATAGATCAATATTCTAATCCTTCTATATTTTCAAATGCTGGAACTAACCAAATCTATATTGGTGACGGACAAGGAAATATTAGATTTAAATTTGACGGTGCAACATCAGCATCGATTTACAATCCATTTATTCTGAAGAAAGATACTTCAACAAATATTCTTGCAATCAGTTCACCAGTTGCAGGTATGATGTTATATGCAACTGATACTGGATGTCCAGTATTTTACGACGGAACAGCATGGAGAAAAGTATCACATACAACACTATAATAGCAACGATAGATAAAAGATAAAACAATCTCATGGCAGAAATAACAACAGTAACCCTACAAGAGTTACAAAAAGAAACTACAACAGATAAAAAATTCTATCGCTTCGATAAGATTTTCGATCCAGCTGTGCCTACATTAATGGAATTTCGCGGTCCGCATAACATGTGGATGCAATACGGGCAAGATAATTTATATCCCCAATTCATTATAGAAATGTGGAATAAATCTGCAATCTTACGTACAGGTTTACTTGCTAAGATTACAGCAGTAAAAGGAAATGGATTAGAAGCAGTACAACCGGGTAACGAAGAAATTCTTTACAACGCCAATCCAGAAGAATCATGGAATGATATTTGGGCAAAAGTAGTACAAGACTACGAAATCTTTGGTGGCTATGCATTGAACGTAATCTTTAATAACGAAGGCACAGAAATAGCAGAAATCTATCATGTAGATTTTTCTAAAGTACGTTCAGGAGTTTTAGATAAAGAATCTGATCGTGTAGAATACTATTGGGTAAGTTCAGATTGGTCTCGTTTTAAGAAACCAGAATGGAAA